GTCTCGGTCAGAATAACTAAAGAAATTAGTAAAGTCTGTGTTTTCTGTTGAGTAAAAACTAATCGTTAACGTGCTTGACATAATTGGCGAAAGAATGTCTTCATTGTCCTCTCGCTCGTATTTATGCACCGCAGGCAAATCCGTAGCAATTAACTCAGTAGAGGTCCCAACAAATGCGTTTTGGTAGATTTCAACTATGTTTGCGTTGTTGTCTACGTCCTTAAATGGAATCGTGTATTTTAAGCCGTATGCCATTGGTTAGAATTTGCGTTGTCTTGTTTTGTTTGCTCTGTTTAATGTGCCAACTAGGTTGTCACCGCTAATGCTAAAGGTAACATTTCCGCCTAGCATATTCTGCAATTTGTTCAAAGGTGCA